AAAACCTTACAACACTAGGAGACTAACACATGGAATTATCATTGATACGTAGTCTGATGGACAAAGACTTTTATGACGAGCATCGTGGTGCCCGTTGTCCTGACAGACTATTCAGTAAAGATGTACGTAAGATCAAGCAGTCTATCGACACTGCTATGGATCGTTATGAACGTACCGTTACACCTGCAGAGATTGAGGCGTTGTTCATGGCGAACAACCCTACTCTCACTACAGCACAGAAGCAAGCGTACAGCCACTTGTTTGGGCAGGTAAATAAGGAACAGCCAATGGGCAGTGACGTAGCACAAGAGGTGCTATCTAAACTGTTTCAACAGGTAGTAGGCGAAGACATTGCTAACCTTGGCTTTGACTATGTAAATGGTGACAAGACAAGCCTTGAGCCACTACGTATGATGCTTGAGCAGTATGGTGATGACTTCACACCCAACTTACGTATTGAGTGGGAAGACATTGACCTTGATACTATCCTTGCCATGACTGACCTTGAGTCACAATGGACATTCAATATACCTACGTTGACACGTAAGGTTGAAGGCATCAACGCTGGTCACTTGATTGAGGTAGGCGCACGTCCTAACACAGGCAAGACATCCTTCCATGCATCCCTTGTTGCTGGTCCTAACGGCTTTGCGTGGCAGGGTGCGCGTGTTGTTGTGTTGTGTAATGAAGAAGGTTATCACCGTGTGGCTCACCGTTACATCACTGCAGCTACAGGCATGGACAAGTTTGAGATAGTCAAGAACAAACAAGAAGCTATGCGTGTCTTTGATATGATACGTGACAAGATCATGTTTAAAGATGCAACAGGACGTGACATGAATTGGGTTGAGTCTGTATGTAAGTCTTACAAACCTGATGTAGTTATACTAGACATGGGTGACAAGTTTGCCCGTACTGCTGGCTTCTCACGTCCTGATGAGGCACTAAAGGCTAACGCTATACAAGCACGACAGATTGCCAAGCAGCAAGAGTGTGCTATGTTCTACATGTCTCAGCTATCAGCAGATGCAGAAGGTAAGATTGTATTAAACCAAGCTATGATGGAAGGCTCACGTACAGGTAAGGCAGCAGAAGCTGACTTGATGATTATGATTTCTAAGAACCCTACAGTTGAGGGTCAAGAGGAAGAAGACAACCAACGGCACATCAATGTCGTTAAGAATAAGTTGTCAGGGTGGCATGGTATTGTTCACACTGATCTTGAGTACAAGATAGCGAGGTATGTATCGTGACACGTAACTGTATAAAATGTGATACTCACTTAGCCATAGGTGAAAACTGGCATGAGTCAAGAAAGGCAGCAAAACATTATATATGTAAATATTGCCACTCTACGGCGTGTAATGACAAACGTATGTTTGTAAACGGAAAGTACATATCAACGTCACACCCACTGTACAAGGCAGGTAAATACAAAACCTTTGATGATGCTGCCTTTAGTTCTTTAACTAACTACAATGCTACTACATCTGGTCATGTCTATGCTATAGCTAATGCGGCATGGCCTGAGTGGATCAAGATAGGTAAAGCTATTGATGCACAAGATCGACTGAACGGGTATCAAACAAGTTCGCCTATGCGCGATTATAGATTAGTGCATTCAGTTTATTTTGAAGACCGCCATAAGGCAGAGAAGAAAGCACACATTACGGCGGCATCAACTACTAAACATCCTTGGAATAAGGCAGACAATGGTGAATGGTTTAAGCTGACACATCAGCAAGCAATAGATATATTAAGTGAGGTAAATAAATGATACAAACATTTTACGTAGACCACATGGGTACTGACCTGTCTGTAGCTAATGCAGCACGAGTAAGTTTTGGCAAGCGCAGCGAGATGGATACCAGTGATGTGTGGGGTCCACCTAAGTTGAAAGACAGCGATGCCAAGCTCATACGTTACTTGGCAGAGCATAAACACATAAGCCCATTTGGGCATTGCTTTGCCAGCTTTCACGTTAAAGCACCAGTGTTTGTAGCACGTCAGCTAGTCAAGCATAAGTTCCTGCGTTGGAATGAGATTAGCCGTAGGTATGTTGACCATGAGCCTGAGTTCTATCAGCCAACAGAATGGCGTGGTCGTAGTCTTGATAAGAAGCAGGGTAGTAAAGGCGTGGTAGATGTCGGTAAGATAGGTGACATCAGTTTAACCAGTAAAACCCTATACAACAGCCTGATTGACAGGGGTGTATGCCCAGAGCAAGCACGTATGGTGCTGCCACAGAGCATGGTCACTGAGTGGTACTGGTCAGGTAGCTTAGATGCATTTGCAGACATGTGTAACCTACGCTGTAAGCCTGACACACAGTACGAGACACAGGTTGTAGCTGGTCACATTGACACAGAGATGACTAAGCTGTTCCCTGTATCATGGAAAGCATTAAGGGAGAATTACTAATATGACTACAGCAAAATCAATATGTGAGATACGTTTACATAATGCTATGGTACGTAATAATCTTACATTAGAAGAGTGTATAAATGCCATAGATACGTATGCTATGGATAAAAAATTTCACGACGATCTTGACAAGGTATACAATGTCGAACAAGATACATGGGATGATTGGCACGATGGAGATATAAAGTAGGAGACAATATGATACTGACCCTAGACGTAGAAAACACAGTAACTAAACGCAACGGCAAGATGCACCTTGATCCGTTTGAACCAGACAACACACTTGTTATGGTGGGTATGCTAGATGATCACATGAATGAAACGATTGTAACGTTTGATCACGCAGAGCAACAACCTACCACAGATGGGCGGCGTATTGTTCAGGATGCACTGGACTCTACCCGCCTGTTGGTTGCACATAATGCACCCCATGATCTTGTATGGTTATGGGAGTCAGGCTTTACTTATGATGGTGATATCTTTGATACCATGCTAGGCGAGTATGTACTGCAGCGTGGACAAAAAGAAGCACTGTCACTTGAAGCATGTGCAGAACGCTACGAGCTTGACACTAAAAAGCAAGACACACTTAAAGAATACTTTAAGCAAGGCTTGTCTACTCGTGACATACCCCATGCTGAGTTGACTGAGTACTTGTCACATGACTTACATGCTACCCAACAATTGTTCAATCGTTTGCAGACGAAGTACGAGGAATGCATTTCACTAGAACCAACCATTACTCTTACTAATCAGCTTGCAATACATCTTGCACGTATATATCAGCGTGGCTTTCAAGTTGACATGGATGCACTGATGAAGGTGCGGGATGAGTTTGAGCATGAGCGTAATGTTCTTACGATTGCATTAGAGGAACAGGTTGCAGATCTTATGGGTGACAGACCCATCAATCTTAACAGCCCAGAACAAAAGTCATGGGTAATCTACAGCCGTAGACCACATGATAAAAAAGTATGGGCAGACTTGTTTGATGAACGTATGCCTGACACAGAGTATCGTAGCACAGTACGCTTACACAGTGAGCGTTTATATAAACAGAAAGCACATCAATGTAGAGAATGTTATGGCACAGGTCAGGTAAGAAAGGTAAAGAAAGATGGCACTCCATTCGCTAGGACTAATAGATGCACTGCTTGTAATGCTGCTGGCTTTGTATACACTGATACCTCTACTCTGGCAGGACTAAAGTTCTCACCACCTACAGCCAAGTGGGTAAGCTCTAATGGCTTTGGTACAGACAAAGGTAACTTGTTATACCTTGAGGGTATTGCACGTTCCAAAGGTATGAAAGAGGCAGAGCTATTCTTACAGAACCTACGTAGGTTGTCTGCTGTAGAAACATATCTCAGCAGCTTTGTAGAGGGCATAGCAACGCATGTAAAGAATGACGGTAGGTTGCATGTACGCTTACTGCAGCACCGCACTGGCACAGGCCGTTTATCAGGGGCAGATCCCAACATGCAGAACATGCCACGCGGTGGTACATTCCCTGTTAAACGTGTGTTTACATCACGGTGGGAAGGCGGTCAGATCATGGAAGCTGACATGGCCCAGCTAGAATTTAGGGTAGCTGCATTCCTTGCACAAGATAAGACTGCCATTGAGGAAGTGTCCACAGGCTTTGACGTACATGCTTACACTGCACAAGTTATCAGCGATGCAGGTCAGCCTATGTCACGGCAAGAGGCTAAGGCACATACGTTTGCACCTTTGTATGGTGCCAGTGGTTTTGGCAGGTCACAAGCAGAAGCGACATACTATCAGCAGTTTACGACAAAGTATTCTGGTATTGCCAAGTGGCATGAGGCACTAGCCAAAGAAGCATTAAACACAGGCAAGATCACTACACCTTCTGGACGTGAGTTTGCTTTTCCTGACGTTGTACGTAGACGCTTTGGTGGTGTGACATTTTTCACACAGATAAAAAATTATCCAGTACAATCGTTTGCAACCGCTGACATTGTACCCATATCTTTGATATACATTGATAGGTTACTAACAGCAAACAGGCTACACAGTTGTGTAGTAAACAGTGTACATGACTCAGTTGTGATTGATGTACACCCAGATGAAAAGGACAGAGTACTAAAGGTTATTAGCGCAGCTAATGATAAACTAATATCAATCGTCAACCGTAAATGGAACATAGATTTTAATGTACCTCTATTATTAGAGGCAAAAATTGGTCCGAATTGGCTTGACGTAAAAGATGTAATATGATATAACCACCATTCGTAACAATGAAAAGGAGACTTAATATGAATCAAGTATCAACAATCGACACAAACAATTTCTCAGCAATGGCCCAAGTAATGGGCATGAACGCAGACACTACACAGCAGTCATCTAAAGCAAGCACACTTGCACGTTTACGTATTCATCACTCACCAATTATGGGTCAGCAAGAGATTGGTGGTAAGATGAAGAACGTAGAGGTTGTAAGTGGTGGCACATACAAGCTAGAGATTCCTGATGGGCCTACGTACTATGCTGAAAGTGTGTCTATTCGTCCTTACCTACAACGCTTCATGCACAAGAAGTTTGTCATGGGTAATGACTCAAGACCAAATCGTTATGTGAAAACTGTTATGGCTAATGACCTTAACCATGACATGAAAGACAACGAAGGTGGCTTCAACTGCGGTAAACCTGCTGGGTTTATCAAAGATTGGGCTGCACTGCCAGACAGCATGAAGGACTTGATCAAATCAATCAAGCGTGTTCGTGCATTGTTTGGTGTCGTTGAGCTAGTCAATCCTACAGATGATCAAGGTAATTCTGTAGATGTGGAGTCTACACCATTCATCTGGGAGATTGACAACCGTGACGCATTTAAAACAGTGGGTGAAGTATTCAACAAACTGTCAAAGATGCGGCGCTTGCCACCACAGCACTACGTGTCACTCACCACAACAGAAGTGCCGTTACCTAATGGTAGCAGCTTCTATGTGCCTAACACTTCACTGGACTTGAACAACACTTTGGACATGGACAATGAAGCACAGGAGAACTTTGCTAATTTCATGGCATGGATTCAGAATTACAATACGTACATTCTCTGTTCGTGGGATGAGAACATGCACAAGAATGAAGAGGTTGACACAGATACTGTGGAAGAGTTCGTAGACATTGACGCAGAGGATTTTGTCTAATGAACCATCCTGCTGAACTGGCAATTAATCAGTATCTTGAAGATGCTACATCTGGTAAATCAACAATGTCGGAAGAAACAATTAAACAGATTGGTTCAGATGTAATGGATGCTGTAACACGTCAGTTCGGCGGGGGCAATAAGCGTGACAAGTTTAGGCTACGTATGTCTAATATAGGTAAGCCAACTTGTCAGCTTTGGTTTGAAAAGAATAAACCAGAGAAGGCATTGCCCAAGCCGACAACATTCGTAATGAACATGCTATTAGGTGACATAGTAGAAGCAGCGTTCAAGGGTATTATAAAAGAAGCAGGA